AAATGTAATGATGATTGTGACTAACGCTGACAAGAGTGCAAACACTCTTGCATGGCAGAGATATAAAGAAGGTTTTAAAAATCGAATAACTGGAAAACCTTTATATGAAGCCGCACCACATTTAAAAGACAGTTGACAAAGCTGCACAAGGGGACTTGTAAGTCCTCTTTTTTTGTCTATAATTGATATATAGACAAAGATACAACAATGTTCCAACCAATCGTGAAAAAATCCGAATTGATCTCAGATTTAACAAATCTATATGGATCAAAAATTACTACTGCTGATGTCAAAGGGTATTGTGCATCTCATGGTTACAAGTATTACACCATCACTCGTTACTTGAAAGATTACAAAGTGACTCGTGGTAAGTGGAATCTTAAAGTAACTGCAAAGAAAGTTGCTCAGATTGAGAAATCATTTGAAGCTCCTGCTGCATTACCTTCAACACAACAATCACTTATTCCTACTAAAGATGATACTTTCGTCCAGTTTGGTAGTTTTCAAGACGTTAAAAAGATTATTCAGTCTCGTCTTTTTTATCCTACTTTTATCACTGGTCTCTCTGGAAATGGCAAAACATTTTCTGTAGAACAGGCCTGTGCATCTCTTAAGAGAGAACTTATTCGTGTAAACATTACCATTGAAACAGATGAAGATGACCTCATTGGTGGATTCCGTTTACTCAATGGTCAAACCGTTTGGCATAATGGCCCGATCATCGAGGCCTTGGAGCGCGGCTCGATTCTATTGCTTGACGAAATTGACTTGGCTTCCAACAAGATTCTTTGCCTTCAATCAATCCTCGAAGGAAAAGGAGTCTTCCTCAAGAAGATTGGAAGATATGTAAAACCAGCGCCAGGATTCAATGTGATTGCAACTGCAAACACAAAGGGTAAAGGTTCTGAGGATGGTAGATTCATCGGTACTAACGTATTGAATGAAGCATTCCTAGAAAGATTCCCTGTGACATTTGAACAGGCATACCCAAGTGTGAAGACTGAGTTCAAGATTCTTCAAGGTCTTGCTGCAACTCTTAACATCAAAGATGACGAGTTTTGTCAGAGACTTGTTGACTGGGGTGACATTATCCGTAAAACATTCTATGATGGTGGTATCGAGGAGATCATCTCAACTCGTAGACTTGTTCACATCATTCGTGCATATGCAATCTTCAAGAACAAAGCAAAAGCAATCGAAGTTTGTGTCAATCGTTTTGATGATGAGACCAAACAGGCATTCATGGAGTTGTATGACAAAGTAGATGCTGATGTTGAGTTCACACCTGTTGACGATACACCACAATCCTGATATAATAGGGGGAGTAAAACTCCCTTTATGATAAACGCCTATAGTTTAGCTGCTGAAACACTGGAAGGAACTTTGGATGAGACCTATCCAGTGATTAGCAAAATTAGTGACATGAAACTTAGACCACAAAAAATGAGACTTTCTGACAAAACATTGATGTTGTTGAAAAACTTTTCAACGATTAATCAATCTATATTATTCAAGAAAGGTAATTCATTAAGAACAATATCTGTAATGAAAAATATTCTTGCAGAGGCCACAATTGAAGAAGACATACCAAAAGATTTTGGTGTCTATGATTTGAATCAGTTTCTAAATGCATTAAGTTTGCATCAAAAACCTGAGTTAGATTTCAAGAATGATGGATACACTGTCATTAGTGAAGACAGAGCAAGATCAAAGTATTTCTTTGCAGATCCAAATGTAATTGTAAGTCCACCAGAAAAAGAGATTACACTACCAACCGAAGATGTTTGTTTTCAATTGAATACTAATCAGTTAGACAAACTTCTCAAGGCTGCTGCGGTGTATCAAGTTCCTGATTTATCAGTGATTGGTAAAGATGGTTCAATCAGTATCGTTGTTCGTGATAAGAAGAATGATACATCTAATCATTTCTCTGTGACCGTTGGCGAGACCATAAATGACTTTGTGTTTAACTTTAAGGTAGAGAATATTAAGATCCTGCCTGGGTCATACAATGTGGTTGTATCATCAAAACTTCTATCTTGTTTTACTAATACAGATATTGATGTAAAATACTACATCGCACTTGAACCTGATTCTACATTTGAGTAATGTTCTTTGAGAAAGTAAGTCTTGTCACTGGTGGGTTTGACCCAATACATAGTGGTCATATTCGATACTTTGAAAGAGCAAAAGATTTATCAAACTATCTGGTTGTTGGTCTAAATGGAGATCCTTGGTTGACTCGTAAGAAAGGCCAATATTTTCAATCTTGGACAGAAAGAGCAGACATCATTCGTCATCTGAATATGGTTGACGCTGTTGTATCTTGGGATGACGTTGATGATTCTGCCTGTGGTGCGATTGAGAAATGTCTAGAGATATCTCAAACAGTTGTCTTTTGTAATGGTGGAGATCGTGCAAAAGGTAACACGCCAGAGCTTGAAAAGTTTGGGGATAATGATAGAGTAAAGTTTGAGTGGGCTGTTGGTGGAACTGATAAGATGAACAGTAGTTCATGGATTCTTCATGGATACTTTGAACGACAAAGAAAGTTGTTAGGTATATGAAGAAGTGGTGGAGAGTATGGGCGAAAGCACTTGGAGAAAAGTCTGGTAAGTCTAACAGTGAAGCAGACACCATTGCAAAGATTCGCACCTTTATTTTTATACAGTTAGTTGTTACTAATTGTTTCATTATTGCAGGGAACATACGCCATTGGAATGACCCTGCACCTATAATTATTAATTATGAATGTATTCGTGACTGAGCCTTGCCCTTATGAATCGGCAAGAGTATTACCTGACAAACACATTGTCAAAATGCCCCTTGAGACATGTCAAATGTTATCAATGGTATATTCCAAATGGTACTTCGATTGGGGTCAATTAACCAAAAGGGATGGTACACCCTACAAAACAGAGAAAGGCGCCTTCAGAGGTCATCCCTGCACCGCCTGGGCTGCAGAAAATATATACAACACCGCATGGTTGATTGCACATGGTTTTGGATTGTCAAATGAATATACAGAAAGATATGGTAAAACGCACACATGTGAAGAACCATTGTTAGAAGCAGAAGCAATATTCTACGAAAAAACTGGACAACTTCCAAATGATTGTTATCATAAGGCAACACAGTTTCCTCGTGCGATGCCTGAAGAATGGAAGTTTGATGATAGTATAGACACCTTTGTTGCATACAAAAGATATATTGCATCGAAGCCATGGGCTGCGACTAACTATCTTCGCATACCTGACCGTAAACCTGAGTGGCTATGACTATAAAATGTGCTAGTGAAAAATGGAAAGAGGTATTTATTTTAAATGATTTATCTTTTGAGAAAATACCTGAGTCTTGTAAATCAAGAAAAGACGTTCCAATAGTTATTGCTAAAAATGTTTTGAAATATCCAGAACAGGTTAGAGAGTTTCTGGAAAATGGTTACTGGTGGATGAATCGTTGTCTTGATAGTAATATTAGGCCAGGAAAATCAATTGATTTTGGGTTTGATGTTGAAACATATTTCAATCCATTGATTAATCAACTTACTAAATTTTATAAAGCAGATAGTATTGAACCAATAGAATTTTATGGTAATTGTTACAACGGAAATGCAGACTTGTACACTACAATGTCATATCTCCCACACGTTGATACTTTTCCAGGCGCTGATAAGGGCATAAATCCATTAAATGATTATGCTTTTAATCTTAATGTAACAAAATCAGATAAAGTTAAGACTGCCTTCTATTCTTTTAATGGTAAAAAATCAGTATGTGATTGGACTCCTGACGATTATGACGATCATGATAGAGTCAGAGATAGACACAAAAAGATAAAAGCCAAAGACTGGAGAAAACTATCAAATGAAAACTTTCAAAATTATCAACTTGAATATATTGCAGATATTGAGTATAATAGTTTAATATTATATCCTAGTCATTATTGGCATAGTGTTTATATAAAAGAAGATTGGTTCACAGATACAGATAGAGTAACTTTTACTGGATTTTTTGAAACCAAAACTACTTCTTCAAAAACAAAAAAATTAGGATTTGGTTAATATGATTGAAACATTTATTGAGAGATATAAAGTTGAACATGAAGTATGTGATGGTTTAATTGAATACTTTGAAGAAAATGTAGAATATAAAAATCAAGGTCAAGTTGGTGGTGGAGAGGTTGACAAAAAAGTTAAAGATTCAACGGATGTGGTGTTTTGGACTGGTTCTAATGATATTAGAATACAAAATTTTTTTAAAGCTTTAAATCCAATCATTGCAATTTATGGTAACGAATATGGCATTAAAGATGGAATGAGAACATCGTTGAATAATAACATTCAATATTACAAACCAAAAGGAGGTTTTCCACTCCTTCATTATGAAACAAGTTATGCAGATTCATATAGAACTGTGGTTTACATGTTGTATCTAAACACTGTTACGGATAATGGAGGGACATATTTTCCCCGCCAAGATACGTTGACAAATGCTATAAAAGGTGACATGATAATATGGCCAGCATATTTTACTCACCCACATCGAGGTATCGTATCTGAAACACAAGAAAAATACATTTGTACAGGATGGTTTGAATTAACATGAAACTAACACAAGAAATTATTGATCAAATACAGGAAGCAATGCTACACACTAAAAAGGATGGCACTGTCAACTGGAAAGATACTGATGAGATTGTAGTTCAGTTGGCAGGGACATTTGCTGCTGACAGATTTATTGTTATTAAGAATAGAACAAAAGACCCAGTAGTATCTGCTGAACCACATCCTCACTTTGATTATGAAAAAAAGGTCTTTACCAAAGATGGTAGAGAAGAATATATGAAAGAATATGCAACTCAAAGATTGCACAACGATATAAAAAAAGCAAAATGAAAGAATTTGATTATGAACTCGATTACAAGACCATTGATTTTACAGTTGAAGAAAATCGCAAACTTTATCGCATTGGAAGGGGAGAACAAGGAGTGCTATTGGTACGGCCTTACACTAACGATATATGCGCTCATTGGAGATTTGTAAATGAAACTATTGCTCGCAAATCTGCTGATAAAATCTACTCCATGTTCTGTGACTATAAGAAGCAACAAGACTTCATTGGAATGGACATGTCTCGGAAGTTTCTTGAAATGGGATTTACTCGCTCCCGTAGGTATGCAAATCATCCTAGTGGAAAGAAGTACGCTAGCGATGGTTCCGTATCACCGCAGTCGCCAACCGCACTACACTGTGAAAAGTCCCGCTCTGCAACTGTTTTCAAAAAAATGAGAGACAGAGCTGCAAAAGATGAAATGTATGTTACAATGAGAAAAGAATGGAGATCACAAGAATGATTCTACCAGGCACAACAGTTACAATTGATAGTCCAAATTCAATATATAATGGGTATGTTGGATTTGTTCAACGATGTACAAAGAAAACAGCGTCAGTTCTGTTTGATAACTATTCTCCGTGGGAAAAACTTGTCACATTTAAAATGACGGAGTTAAAAGAAGGTGGCAACATTCCAAAATCAAAAAATTATTAATTATGACTTCAGTTTTTGAATTACAACTCGCAAGAGATTTTTTATTCGGCGCATGTCCGCCAGTTTATACTTTGCCTGGCACTTGGAACGATCCAGAAAAAATTGCAAAGTGTAATGACACACTTATACCACACTTCACATTTAATCCTGATTTCACTTTCATGATATCAATAGCAGTAATCACAATATTACTAGCTGGTTATGGAGTATACAAAGGATTCTTTGCAAACAAAGGATTGTCAGATCCTTGGGATGATCATGACGATTGAACTCAAGGATTGGTTGAACTCTATCAATCTAAACAAGAATAATATTATCAAAGAAGATCCAGACACTGAACGTAAGTATGCACCGTTTATTATTAACAAGTGTATGTCTGGTCATTTAGATACTGTCTTACTTGCTAATGAGATGAATATGAATCACTCATTATCAAAGTCCCTTCAATATGATTTTTTTCTAAATAGTGTGAGGAAAAAGAAGAGATTCTCTCCTTGGTTGCGAAAGGACAAAATCAAGAATCTTGATGTGGTCAAACAATACTATGGTTATAGTAATGAAAAAGCCACACAAGTTCTACGTATTTTAACTTCCGAACAAATTGCATTTATTAGATCTAAACTTGAGATTGGAGGAAAAAGATGAGTATTGTGGAACCAGTAGTCCAGTGGACTCCTGATAATATGATCGAAGTGGCTCTCAGAGAGCCTGATGATTTTTTGAAAGTACGTGAAACTTTGACTCGCATAGGTGTTGCCTCAAGGAAAGAGAAAAAACTTTATCAATCCTGTCACATTCTGCATAAACAGGGAAAATATTTCATAGTTCATTTTAAAGAATTGTTTGCACTCGATGGTAAGACTGCCAATCTTACACAGAATGATGTAGCTCGTAGAAATCGTATTACACAATTACTTGTCGATTGGGGATTAGTTGATCTTGTAGAAGAACATCAGAAATTAGATATCGCACCACTCAATCAAATCAAAGTTTTAGCCTATGGTGAGAAGGGAGATTGGATTCTTGAAACCAAATATAATATAGGTAAAAAACGAAAAACTGAAGAGACTAAATAGTGAATGTGCGTTAGCAATAATCTTAAAAGTACCACCACTAAGGAGTAGATTTTCTACTCCTTTTTTAATGAAAAGACGCACTAGGTATAAATTTTTTGGTAAATAGTTATGTGTTCATATGAGGACAATCTATGCATAATCTTATATCATTCAATAGTCTAAGACCTTGGATGAATCTCGAACGTGAGACATCTTCCAATGATTCTGTTGATGATTACTTTGAATGTATTTCGGAATGTGATGTAAGGGATAAAACTTGCGTCAGCCATTGTAGAGTATTGCTAGACTAAGGAGGAAACCGAAGTGTTTTTGGGGGGTTCACCACCCCTTATTTTTTTGCCTGCTGTTATAATTAGTAGTGTCGCCTTCGGGGACAAAAAAAAAAAAACCTACACTCGCTTACTTAAGGAGAACTATGAACTTACAAAGGTATCGTGCTGCAGATCTAGGAGATTTAATGGATCGCATCACAAAAAACAGTATTGGTATGGATACTTATTTCGATAAGTTTTTTACTGAGACCATAACAAACTACCCACCTTACAATCTAATACAAGTAAATAATACTGAGTCTCGTTTAGAGATCGCACTTGCTGGATTTAAAAAGGAGGAAGTCAATGTCTATACTGAATACGGAAAACTATTCGTTGAAGGAAAGAAAAAAGATAAAGAGGATGGATCCGAGTACTTCCATCAAGGCTTGGCTCAAAGATCTTTCAACAGAGCCTGGACACTTGCAGATGATTATGAAGTCAGGGATGTGTCATTGGAAGATGGACTCCTTACCGTCAAGTTGGGTAAAGTAGTTCCAGAACATCACACACGAAAAGATTACCTATAAATAAATTTTTATAGAAACAAGACCACTTGACTTTTGTTGAGTGGTCTTTTATAATGTAAGTATAGAAAGTATGAAATGACTGTCAAATTAGTAATGCTCAAGTCAGGTGAAGATATCATCGCTGACGTTAAAGAGATTAAATCTGAACAAGATGTTGTTGGATATTTTTTTCATGATCCTTTAGTTGTTAAAACATATTCACCAGAGGAACCTATGGTTCTAAGTGAAGAGAGTGGATCAGTAAAAGATTATGGTACAACAAAAGAGTTTTCTTCAAAAGTGGGAATCACTTTTTATCCTTGGATTCCACTTGCAGCAGAAAAGAAAATACCATGTTCTGCTGATTGGGTGGTAACAATGGTTGAACCTATGGAAAACTTAAAAAAACTTTATCAAGAGAGATTAGATGGAAGAAACAAAAGTAATCAAAGTCCTACTATTGTCTAGTCAAGAGATAGTAGTATCAGAGATTGAAGAAATTGCTGCGGAGTTTGGGGATCCAAATTGCAAATTAACAAAACCTTACAAAATTGAGGGTGGTGCTTTACATAAGTGGATGCAAGACTATACTGAACAAAATGAGGTAATGATTAATTCTGACAAGATTATAACTCTTGTCACTCCTAGCCCTATGATTTTTGAACAGTATTCCAAAGTGACTTCGTGAAATTTTATACCAATATACAACTCATAGGTAATCAGTTTTTGATTCGTGGATATGAGAATGGAAAACACATCACACATCGAGAGGAATGGAAACCAACTCTGTTCGTTCCATCTAAAAGAAAAACTAAGTATAAAACTTTAGAAGGCGACTCTGTTGAACCGATTCAACCTGGCTTCGTAAGGGATTGTCGTGAGTTCTACAAGAAGTATGATGAAGTCGAGAACTTTAAAATATATGGCAATGACAGATACGTTTATCAATATATCTCAGAAAAATATCCAGAAGAACACATACAGTTTGATATCAAAAAGATTCGTCTTGTAACGATTGATATCGAGGTTGCTGCAGAGAGTGGTTTCCCTGATGTTGAAAATGTTGCAGAAGAAATGTTATTAATTAGTTTACAAGACTATGCAACTAAAAAGATTACAACCTTCGGTTCAAGACCATTTGTAAACAAAGACCCAAATGTAACTTATATTTTATGTGATGATGAGGTTCATCTTCTTAGGTCATTTCTAGCATACTGGAGAAAAAATCTACCAGAAGTAATTACTGGTTGGAACTCTCAGATGTATGACATACCATATCTTGCTGGTCGTATCAATCGCATTCTCGGTGAGAAGTCCATGAAAGATTTATCACCTTGGGGTCTTGTATCTCAAGACGAAGTTTATATTAGTGGTCGTAAAAATATCACATATGATATTGGTGGTGTCACTCAACTTGATTATCTTGATTTGTATAAGAGATTCACATATACAAACCAAGAATCATACCGATTGGATTATATTGCCAACTATGAGTTAGGTGAAAAGAAACTTGATCATGATGAACATGATACTTTCCGTGAGTTCTATACAAAAGACTGGGATAAGTTTGTCCGATATAATATCATTGACGTACAACTTGTTGACAAACTTGAAGACAAGTTGAAATTAATTGAACTTGCGATTACAATGGCGTTTGATGCCAAAGTTAACTTTATCGACATTCATTACCAAGTAAGAATGTGGGATACTATCATTTACAATTATCTCAAGAAACAGAACATTGTCATACCACCAAAGAAAAGAACATCTAAGTCACAAAAATACGCAGGGGCGTATGTCAAGGAACCGAAGCCAGGAAAGTATGATTGGGTGGTTTCGTTTGACCTTAATAGTCTGTATCCTCATCTTATTATGCAATATAATATTTCCCCTGAGACGCTCAAGGATGACAAACACCCAACAGCTACAGTTGATCGAATACTTAAAGAAGAGATAGACTTTCAACTTCACAAGGATAGTGCTGTGTGTGCCAATGGTGCAATGTATCGCACTGACATCCGTGGTTTCCTACCAGAAATTATGGAGAAGATATACACAGAAAGAACTGTGTATAAAAAAAAGATGCTTGCTGCTAAACAAAAGTATGAGGATACAAAAGATCCTAAACTTGTCAAAGATATTGCAACATTTAATAATATCCAGATGGCTCGTAAGATCCAACTGAACTCTGCTTATGGTGCGATTGGTAACGAATACTTTCGTTATTACAAACTTGAAAATGCAGAAGCGATTACTTTATCTGGTCAGGTTTCAATTCGTTGGATTGAAGATCGGATGAATAATTATCTAAACAAAATACTCAAAACAAAGGATGAAGATTATGTTATTGCTGTTGATACCGATTCTATCTATTTGCATCTGGGCCCTCTGGTCGAGATTATATACAAAGAACGAGAAAAGACTACTGAAGGTGTTGTTGGGTTCCTTAACAAGATCTGTGAGATGGAATTTGAAAAGTATATTTCGAGTTCTTATGAAGCGTTGGCCAACTACGTCAACGCTTACGAGCAGAAGATGTTTATGAAACGTGAAAACATTGCTGACCGTGGAATCTGGACTGCCAAGAAAAGATACATCTTGAATGTCTGGGATAGTGAGGGTGTCCGTTATGCGGAACCTAAACTTAAGATGATGGGTATTGAGGCAGTCAAGTCATCAACGCCTGCACCTTGTAGAACCATGATTAAGGATGTTCTTAAATTAATCATGACAAAGACTGAAGATGATGTCATTGACTTCATCGAAAAGTGTAGAACAAACTTTAGATCATTGCCACCAGAGGAGATATCATTTCCAAGAACAGTGAGTAACGTGAAGAAGTATAAGAGTGTCAATGCGATCTATGAAAAGGGAACACCGATTCATGCTCGTGGCGCCCTTCTCTTCAATCATTATGTAAAGAAGAATAAACTCACACAAAAGTATTCTTTGATTAATAATGGTGAGAAGATTAAATTTTGTTATCTCAAAAGACCAAATCCAATTCAAGAGAATGTAATATCATTCATTCAACAATTTCCAGAGGAACTTAACCTTGACAAATACATAGATTATGATCTACAATTTGAGAAGTCGTTCCTTGAACCTCTCAAAATCATCCTTGACTCAATTGGATGGCAGGCTGAGAGAACTGTAAACCTCGAATCATTTTTTACATAATGGACTTACCTATTAATGACAAAGAATTAGACATGATTGTTTGGATGCTTGAACATGTATCTGGCGATGGTGCTGAAGAACTTCACAAAAAGTTGAAGTTAGTAAAAGAAGTTAGAGATAAGAACCCTGGCGGGCCTTATAAAAGAATACTTCGTGAAAAACATGGAATGGTAATTTAATGGACTTTCTAAAAGAAATAGTAAAAGAGATAGGAGATGAATATACGCAGATTGCGTCAGATATTGATGAGACTGAAAGATTCATTGATACAGGATCCTACATTTTTAATGGACTCATTAGTGGGTCTATTTTTGGCGGGGTTAGCAGCAATCGTATTACTGCCATTGCTGGTGAGTCGTCTACTGGTAAAACTTATTTCTCGCTTGCTGTTGTCAAAAACTTTTTGGACACTCACACTGATGGGTATTGTCTCTATTTTGACACTGAAGCAGCCGTCAATAAAGGATTACTGGAGTCTCGTGGAATTGATACGACACGGTTGGTTGTTGTGAATGTCGTGACAATTGAGGAATTCCGAACTAAGGCATTAAAGGCAGTAGATATATACTTAAAGACAACTGAAGAGAATCGCAAACCTTGTATGTTTGTGTTAGACTCATTAGGTATGCTTTCCACAGAGAAAGAGATTAAAGATGCACTCGATGATAAACAAGTTCGTGACATGACTAAATCACAACTTGTTAAAGGTGCGTTTCGTATGCTCACACTCAAACTTGGTCAAGCAAACATTCCATTAATAGTTACAAATCACACCTATGATGTTATCGGTTCTTACTTCCCTACAAAAGAAATGGGTGGAGGCAGCGGTCTCAAGTACGCAGCATCTACAATCATCTATCTTAGCAGAAAGAAAGAGAAGGATGGAAAAGAAGTTGTTGGAAACATTATCAAGGCAAAGACTCATAAATCACGTTTAAGCAAGGAGAACAAAGAAGTTGAGATTAGACTTTATTACGACGAGCGTGGACTCGATAGATATTATGGGTTATTGGAACTGGGTGAGAAGCATGGAGTCTTCAAACGTAAGGGGAATCGAATTATTGTTGGTGAATCTTCCGTTTATCCTTCTGCTATTCTGGCCGATCCTGATAAGTATTTCACGGAAGAAATAATGCAAGGCCTTGAGGAGGCTGCAAACGAAGAGTTTAGTTATGGTGAATGATGGATCGTATTGAGAAAGTCATTCTAAGGAATCTAGTTTATAACGAAGAATATCTAAGAAAAGTTCTACCATTTATCGAACCTGATTACTTCAATGACAGGAATGAGAGAGTTGTATTTGAACATATTACTAAATATGCTGCAGAGTACAATAGTTTGATAACAAAAGAAGTACTCCAGATTGAGATTGAAGACAGACGTGATATCACACAAGATGAAGTCAAGAATATATTTGGAACGATAAATGAACTGGAAGATATTGAATGTGACTTTGAATGGTTGAGTGACACAACAGAGAAATGGTGTCGAGACCGTGCAATCTATCTTGCCTTGATGGAGTCAATCAAGATAGCAGATGGACAAGATGATAAAAAGAATCGAGATGCAATACCAACTATCTTATCAGATGCACTATCAGTTTCCTTTAATCGCAATGTAGGCCACGATTACTTAGAGGACTATGAAGAAAGATACGAACTTTACAACAGGAAAGAAAGTCGAATTCAATTCGACCTTGAATACTTTAATAAGATTACAAAGGGAGGTCTTCCAAACAAGACGCTCAATATTGCACTTGCAGGCACTGGGGTTGGTAAATCTCTGTTTATGTGTCATCATGCTAGTTCTGTTCTTTTAGAAGGTAAGAACGTCTTATACATAACATTAGAAATGGCAGAGGAAAAGATTGCAGAACGTATTGATGCAAATCTTTTAAATGTAAATATACAAGAGATTGTTGATTTACCAAAACCAATCTTTGAAGGCAAGGTAACTAATCTTGCAAAGAAGACTCAAGGGTCACTTATTATCAAAGAATATCCAACTGCATCTGCACACTCAGGTCACTTCAAGGCTCTACTCAATGAATTAGCCTTGAAAAAATCATTTAAACCTGATATAATATTCATAGATTATCTAAACATATGTGCATCTTCACGTTACAGGGCTGGATCAAATGTTAACTCGTATTCCTATATTAAGGCGATTGCTGAAGAGCTCAGGGGTCTTGCAGTTGAAGCTAATGTTCCTATCGTCTCCGCTACTCAGACGACTCGCTCTGGCTTTGCTAGTAGTGATGTCGATCTTACTGACACAAGTGAGTCCTTTGGTCTTCCAGCCACTGCTGATCTTATGTTTGCTCTTATATCTACTGAGGAACTTGAAGGGTTGGGGCAGATAATGGTCAAACAATTAAAGAACAGATACAATGATCCGACTTATAATCGGAGATTTGTTATTGGAGTTGATCGAACAAAGATGAGATTATATGACTGTGAACAACAAGCACAGGATGACTTGCTTGACAGTGGACAGGATGTAGAGTATAATGAAGAAGATAAAACAACAAAGAAATTTGCCGAGTTTAAGTTTTAAAAATGTCTGGAGATTACAACACTCACAACGATCAACAACCTAATATAAATTACACAGATCATACCGTTGACCTTTCTAAGTATGCTATATTCGTGGATGGTGTCACATCCGATCCCAGTAAGGATTATCAATCTTTTGTTGAAAGTTTGGATGACCTTGACGGACAGGGTTCCAATATTCACAGACTTCTTACTGCTGCTGTTGGTGTCAGTGCTGAGGGTGGTGAGTTTATGGAGATTGTTAAGAAGATGGTTTTCCAAGGTAAGCCTTGGAGTGACCACAATCGAAAACATCTTGTTATTGAGTTGGGTGACGTTATGTGGTATGTGATGCAGGCGTGTATGGCACTTAACATTACACTTGATGATGTGATTGCTGGTAATGTAGAAAAGTTAAAGAAGAGATATCCAGGCGGAGAGTTTGATGTTTACAAATCAGAAAATCGTTTAGAGGATGACTTATGATTAATTTGCGTGATCAGATTTTAAAAAGTCAAATTGCATACTATAATGGTTTGATTGCAAAACATCAACAGAATGTTGAGATATATTTGAATCAACCTGTGGGTATTGGTGAACACTCAGATGTGATGGGAACAATCGATGGTGAGATAAATGCCATTGCACAAGCACATGAGAAGATTGAAATTATAAATCATTATTTTTTAAATAGATAATAAATAATTGAAAAACGTATTGGATAATGGGATTAGAACTTTCCGAGGCAATGTATGCTGGTCTATCTAAGTTAGATTCTGGTGTATTGTCTCGTGCTGCTGGAGATACAGAGGCATTTAATGAATTATTTCCACTCGCAGTTAAGACTTTTCAAAGCACCGCAACTGATACTAACGGACTTAAGGAACAATTTGTAAACGCAATAAATTCTAAGGTTGCTGAGAGATCTGATAAAAAAGCAGAAGATAAAAATAAGAAGGCTGTTTATTCTGATTTAGCTGCTGGTATCTCTGCCGTTTTGCAAACCAGATCAGATCTTGGTGTAGGCATACCAGACGCTGTATTCGTAACAGGTAATCAATGGCCAGATGAGGTTAAAGATTTTAAAATTACTGCTTATGGAATGAAAGATTATAACTCCTCAGATGTAATCTTGAGATATGGTACGACTTACTATGGAATATCATTGAAGAAAAAATCTTTTGAATCTGCTCC